TTCAAGTTCCTTTGCTGACAAAGCAGCTAGTTGTGTAGATGAAGCCATAGCAAGCTGGAATACTTGATTTGTCTGACTATTTGCAGCACCCAAGTTATTAATAAGTGCGGTAATTTTAGCAAACTGGAACTTACCAAATAAGTTTTCAATTAATCTAGCCTTGTCTTGTGGAGCAATTCCATCAAGTGCTATCTGTAAATCTTTAATCATTAACAAAAGATTTCCAGCATCTCTTGATGTGATTTCTTTAATATTAATTCCAAAATCTGTAAATGCTTTGGTAGCCTTAGTGCTTGGATTAATTAATGATGCCATTGCAGACTTAATAGCATTTGCACCTTCTGCTGCTGGAACTCCCGCTTCTTTTAAAGCAACCATCATAGCAGCTAAATCTTTGTAACTTCCGCCTAATTGATTAATTACGTTTGATGCTCTTGGAAGTGCTTCTACTAAATCAGCCATCGATGTACTTGTTTGGTTTTCTACTGCGTTAAGGAAATCTACGGCTTTTGCTGTATCATCTGTTGTTAACTTAAATGTTTTTTGAAGTGCAATAGTTGCTTTGATTGCACTTTGTTGATCTAACTCTCCAAGAGTTGTAAGACGCATAACTTCTTTAGTAGATTTAATAAGATCTTGACCCTGCAATCCAGTTGCAGCCAAATCTGCAGCGACTGCAGTCGTAGCTTGTGCGGTTACTCCATACGCTTTGGAAAGTTCTGCTGCTAAATCTAAAGTTTGCTTTCTGATTGCGTCAAGGGTTTCTTGAGATGTAATGGTTAAACCAGATCCATAAACTTTAGCCAATCTTGTTAATTCTTTATCTACATCTTGAAATACTTTGGATGCCTGTGCACCAAATGCAATCATTGGTACGGTAAGACCTACCGTAAGTTGTCGACCTGTCCATTGTGTATTTTTACCAAGATTAATAAGTTCTGTACCCATACCACGAATAACGGAATTAAGAGCTTTTGTTTTAATATTCATTGCTTCTTGTGTTGCACCAAGAGTTTTAAGGTCAGCGTTGATGCTAGTAATTACTCTTGAATACCCCGTTTTTAGTGCATCTGGAATAACAAACGACTTAGCAACTCTCGCTTGAGAATCGGCTAAGTCGTCTAGTTGGTTTTTTGTTTGAGCGTTTCTATTTCTCCAAAGTTCATAATATTGATGAAGACCAAGTTTTCCTTTTTCAAGGCTTGATCCTAATTCATCAATATGGTCTGTGGACTTTACCAGCTCTATATTGAAAGCACGAGTTGACAAAATCATTTGATCAAAGCGTTTTTGAATGCTTTGAATTTCGTCTGCTGTTTGCTTTCCAGATGTACCAAGAAGTGGCTGGGACTGTAATGTTGAAATGGATGCCTTTAGCTTACCAATCTCAGTTTGTACCTGAGAAAAGTTAGCATAAGCATTAACATTAAAATTAATATTATTAGCCATTAACCCTCCACAACATGCCCAAGTCCCATACCAACTCCAAAGCCGTCTTTATTGGCTTTCCAGCCCTTAAGGTCAGCAATGTCTGCTTTCTGTTCCTCTTCTTTTTCTTCAAGTTCAACTCCCTGGAGTGCAGCCATAAATTTGTTTTGTCTATCTTCTTTGTCATGCATTGCTTTAAGTGTTGCAAGCAATTCTTCAATAGATATACTAGATTCCAGTTCATCATAATTTTTCCAATGACCCAAAAGAAAAACTTCTGCTTCTAGAGTGGCTAAATCTAGTTCACTCCAGCTAGATCCGCCACCGCTAGGTTTGGGTCATTAAGTTTTAGCCCTCCAGCAATTTCTAAAATTTTCATCATTGTTGGTACTTCAATGACTTCTTCAAATGTATCTCTATCTTCTGCTAACTTTGGACTTAGTTGCTCAAGGCAAACCATTGCTGCTTCGATGAATACTTCCATTACCTGCTCTTCGTCTACTACTGATGGGTCATCCATTTTCTTGATTACCGCCAGGAACTTCTTAAGATGCTTAATTGTTAATGGTCTAATTATTAATGTTTCTCCGTTTGATAATTGAATTTCTTCAATATCATATACTGTTGTTGCCAAAGCAACCTCCTTATTTCTATAATAGAATTATACCAAAATATGTATCAAATACATAAATGCCCCCGATTTCTCAGGGGCATTTACGAAGCTATTAACTTTAGCCATAAACACGATCAATGATAACACCATATTCGGCACCATCATAAGCATCAGCGTCATCAGCCAAGCAGCGGAAGCTAACTGGGAATACAGTTGCAGCATCACGCTTTAAGCCATGTGATGTAGTATCTACCTGAACAACTCTGCGAGCAACATAAACTCTTTCTTTGTAGTTAGAGTTTGATGTTGTACCAGCCTGAACTTCAATAGGGGTTTGTGTATCTGCAGCGGTTGCACCAATTTGATATGGAGCATTACCTACAGCTACAATAGAACGCTCGATAGGAGCGTCACCAAGTGCGCCACCAGCAAGAGCAAGTGTTGCGTTAGCTGCACCAGATGCTGAAGCACTAATTGCTAATACGATATCTTGAGCATTAGTTCCTGTTGTTGTTCCATAAGTCTGGAGTCTACCAGGTAATGTTACAGAAGCTGCACCGCTGTTAGTTGCAATTACACCTGGATAAACTAGGGTAACAAGACTTACAGAACCAGTGGCATCTCTAGTAATATTGAATTGTGGAGCTACGGCAAAAGTAATACCTGCAGTTGCAGCGGATGCTGTTACTGGGGTTACAGTTGTTAAATTAGCAAAAACAGAGCTTGCGGTACCATCAGATGCTCTTGTGATCTTATTGGGATCAAGGGCTGAACCACTGTTAAATGATAACACATTGTTTGTGTTAACTGTACCAGTGGAACTAATTGTTACTGCATCTTCATTCTGACCAAATGCTAACTGTACGTTTTCTAAGCTACCTTCTGTAAGTTCAGTCTTAAGCATAACCTTAAGAGTTGACTTGAATAGACGAGCTGCGTCAAGCAACTGATCTACCATTACATCGTTGTATCCTGGCTCATATGAGATTTCAAATCCATTGTTTGTATAACCAACATCTCTCCATTTGGTTGTTGCACCTAATAAATAGGATTTTGCACTTTGTGCTGAACCCCAAGCTAGATCTGCTCCGCCTGGAGTAGTGTTTGGACGATTTGAGTTGGTTCCACGAGATACAAAGATCTGAGCAGCACCAACGAGAATATTTCTTACGTCTGACATATTTTTTTCACCTCTTTTCTTTTTAAAAAATTGGCAAATTTCACTTCCTCATAAATAGTTTATCTTACAAAAATGAAAAAGCAAAATTACTGATATCTACCATTGTTGTCTAAATGTCTTGCATATGATACATAAAGTTTTACTTCACCCATCATAAACCCGCCTTCGCTTGCAAAGTGTTGGGGGGATACAGATGAATCAATAGATATGTAATGAAAGTCGTAGTATCCAGAAATATCTGAGTAATTATTTAAATCTTTTGCAGATTCATCATGCCTTCTAAATAAATCTTTTAACAGAGACATAATTTGTGTAATTGTGTCATAGTTTGGAGAAACAATAGTGTATGTAACTAATTGATTTGATATCCACCAATTTTCTTGCGTTGGCATTTCTTCATAATCATAAATAAGATATGCTTGACCTGGTATCAGGTTATTAAGTTCTGGAATTTGCTGTGCTGGAATGACGGGAACAATTGGATCTGTAAATCCGTCTGCAATATAATCACTTTCCATCAAAATGTTATTGGTCTTTAATTTATCCCAAATATATTTGTTTACGTCAAACACTGGGTGTATTGAATAGTTTGGCATTATACTTCAACAACTCCTTGAGAATATTTTTCTGTAACTACTCTAATAGCTTCTTTTGCATTCTTTTTGTCTTTTTTATTTCCGTCCAAAGATTTTGCTACAGCATTTTCAATATTTAAAAACAGCCTTGAACTTATTACTGTTTTTTCTGCCTTGGTATCATACCATTTTTTAGCAAATTTTTCAAAAGAATTTTTTGTTAATTTGCCACCTGGATTAGAAATCCTAACAATTTTATTAGGAGCAACAAAATGAATTTTTTCATCTTTTTGTGAAAGAAAAGCTATATAATTTTTTGTTGTAAATGAAATTGGTTTTCCAGATTCCATAACTTCTGCTTTGTTAGCAAAAATACTTTTTTTAGTAACAGATTTTTTTGAACTTGATTTTTTTGGCATATTTGGAATTGGAACATTTGTTCTTGATTGCTTAAACTTAAATCCAATTTTTAAATTCCCATAATTTACAGAATTTCTTTTAACAACAAAAAGTTTTTGATTATTATTTCCTATTTTATTCCATTCATACATATGAAAATATTTTTTGGGATTCGTCAAAGATTCTTTTGAAAAATCTTTAACAAACTGCTTAGAAGTAATTGTAAATATTGCTTTTGCTATTTGAGTTTTTGATGTGGGAGAAATTATTTCCTTAATGCCATTAAGTTTTAAATCTAATTCTTCAAAAAGTAAATCAATTTTATTAAACTGCAACGATATCATTATTTTGAACCTGTGCCCTTCGAAGATTACATTCATAATAAGCAATTTTTCCAAATGGATCTAAAACTGGGTGCATGGCTACAATATCAAAGATTGTATCTTCTAAACTTATTCGGTCATACTCAAGGAATACCCTCTCCCCATTAGCTGAAGTAATTCCACTAATTCTAAAACGCTTACTTAATCTAACATCTGTCTGTAATTTAATGTCTAGATTTTCGGCATATCCCGCTGCTCCACCAGCATAACTCTTGCTATCTGTAGAACCTTTTCCAGATTTATTTGATGGAACCATCGCTCTGCATGAAATTGTTTGGTCAAAAATCCATTGGCGAGTCATTGCACCACTATCGGATTGAACATTCTTCTGAATATAAACTTCGGCGGTCATATTCATAAAAGTGTTAGTGTAAGAATTTAATTGAAAAATTCCCAATTAAATCACAACCATATTGATGTTTCTATATCCATCTAATATTGAATCTACAATAACATTTCCAGTCCCATTAAATGCTCCCTTTGCTAATTCAAATGAAACTTCTGCTAGGCTAATTTTGTTTAGGTACTTTGTCCTCCAAGCAGCATCATTTGATAACAAGTCACCGCAAAGTAACATTGTGCATAATTTAACATCTTGTGGAACATAGTTATATCCAAACTGACCAACAACTTTATACCTTGTATGATTTCTAAATGATCCGTAATAAAGAATAGTTGGGTCAACTTGATTATCGTACCGAACGTCTCCATAAGATGTATCCATTTTAATTCTCATAGCTTTTCCAGTTGGAGTAAGCTCTACATCATATCCGAAAATATTATAATCGTTTGTATAATCTATAACAAGTTGACTATTTTCATATACCTTGTCAATTGTCAGCATTCTTTCTGTTAGCTCTAAAGCATCCGAGCCACTTCCAAATTGTTCTTGAGAATCATATCTTGTTCCAAATTTTTGACCAGTATAATTTTCTACCATTAGTCTTGCTACTTGTTCTGCAACTGTTATGTCATGCTCTGAATAATAATTTAAGTCTGAGGGTTTTGGACCAATATTGTAATAATCTACAATATCACTAACTAATGCATAAGGAGTTACAATTTGAACATACTGTGTTTGAAAAGTAGATGCGCTATTAACCACATAGTCCCATTTAACTTTTAGCACCCGATTTAATGTTGTAAAGTTTGCATATAGGTCAAAGGTGTACCTACCATCTGGGGGAGCGTTAAAAGCAGACCCAGAAGTAATTGATGCAGAGGTATCCGCATCTGTTATAGTTACAAATACGGATCCATCTGCATTTGACAAATAACCGTTCTTATATATATCTAATGTGATCGTTTGATTCGTTCCATTATGAATTTGTTGCACTTACTTCCTCCAACAAATTAGCTATAAAATTCCTGGGCTTCCCTAGGTGTAGCTAATCTGAAACCTTCGTATGAATCAAAGATTGACTGAGCTTCATTTGCTGTCATAGCAATAAATGGGTGTTGCTTAGAAAACATATGGTTTCCAGCTTGGAATGTAAAATTACCTCTGTCCATTTTTACCAAAACAACATCTGGAGCATTTCCTTCAATCTTTGGTGGGCGTGGAGTAAAGTCTGGTTCAGGCTCTACTTTTTCCGCCTCAAAGAATCTTTTGTATGCATCGTATGTAACTCCTTCTTCTTCCATAAGCAAAATTAATTGTTGCTTAGAAATTTTGGTTGGTACATCTACTGCAAAAGATTCTGCAATTTCTTTTAGTTCTTTAATTTTAAGAGTATCAAATGACATTTGATTCCTTTCGTTATATAAATATTATACCAAATAATGTTAAAAAAGAATAAAGGGGGCAAATTGCCCCCTTTATCTTTAAATGAACTGAAATTAGAATGTACCCAATCCAGAACCCTGTGCAGCTTGGTTGTTGACACCTGGTTGGAAGTTTACATAAGAACCTCTTGTAGCATCTGGGTTTGTGGTTAGGGATCCATTTGATCCTGCACCTAGAGAAGATACTGATGGAGCTTCTGTGCCAGAAACTCTAACATTCTGTACGATAACATGTGCATCATAGTTTTCGATTGCACAACCAACACGGATAAAGAGAGTGTACTCAATTGTATCCTTCTTTGGCTGGAACAGACGATAAACAACAACATCACGCTTAATACCAATAATGAAGTTCTGTGGGAACGTCAAGTGTACTTCACCGTGAAGACCTGTAGTTGTGCCAGTTGTACTAGTAGACCCAATGTATCCACGAGTCTCATCCATCAACGGTACGTTGACAACTGGGATTCCGAATGCAAATGGCGTTACAGTACCTGGACCACCATCGTTAGCAGCAACATCGCCACGAATAATACCTGAAGAGATATCAAACGGGAGGAAGTTGCTACTTGTGTTAGTTAGACCATATAGGTAATCCTGTACCAAGTTAGATCCTGCAAAGAATCGAAGTTGATTACGGCGTTGCTTGTACTTACGAGGCATAGCCTTGATAGCCTGATTGAAAATCAGTTTATTAAGACCATATCCACCTGCATCAACAACGTGTGCGTTATCAATTGCTAACTGACGGAAGCCCTTGAATGCTGACATTAGAGGACCTGAAGCATTGTAGCCTGATCCATTGATCAATACATCCTCAACGTCATTACCAGCTTGTGTAGCCATAAGACGAGCAATGTGATCTTCTAGATCTGGACCTTCAATGTTATCTTCTAGTGCTTCTGCAGAAATTTCCCAGTCAAGGCGCAATTTGCGAGTTGTTAGAGAGATCTTTGAGAATGTAGCTGGACTCGCTGTTAAACCAGGAGTGCTATTTCCAGTGTAGTCAATTGGAGAATCTTCTGCAGCTACCTGCATAATTCTCTGACCTACTGCAACACGATCAATTTCAGTTGTATTTGAGCGCATACGGATTGTACGAGCTTGCTTTGCTAAAATTGTAGCGTCCCACATGTAATCTAGGAATCGATTAGCCTGATCTGGATAGAGAAGACCTGAACCACCACGAGTTGTTACACCGTCAGCACCTAATGTGCTTAGATTTGAATCGTTTGCAAGTGAAGTTGCGTTACCATCACCTGTTGTGGTTACTAAACCACCGATTGCTTTTTGTAAAAGTTCGTTACTCATTTTTTTATTTCACCTACCTTTCAAAAGGGGATTTTTTTGTTTTTTTTGTAG